CTTATGAGATGTTGAATAAAGCAAGAAGAATTGCTGCTAACCCTGATGTTGAGAGAGGTGGTCTTGATGATTTTATGATACAGATGGGACTAGGGGATCCTGACCCATCTAATCATACAAAGGGATTCCAAAACACAGATGAGATTGCAGAATGGTTTCATCAAGATAGAACAGATGATTGGAGGCAACGTGACTAATGATTTTCTAGATAACTTGGGTGCAAATCAATATCAAAAAATGCATCAATCTAAAAAGATTAAACTCACACCTCAAACATATATTGATATGAATAAAGAGTTTGAGGAAGAGGGAACTATGGTAAGAATTGAGGTTCCTACACAGGAACAAATTGATAAATGGGAACAGTGGAAAGTTCCAGATATGCATGAACGAACTGCACCAACACCAGATATGGTTCAAGATATGTGGGATGCTATTGGGGGAAGACCATGCAAGCATTAGTATATTCTAATAACAGTCAAGAGTGTGAGAGAGCAAAGCAACTCTTGGAAAGTCTTGGTCAAGACATCAGAGAATTTTTATTAGATGTAGATTTTACAGATAAACAATTCAGAGCAGAGTTTGGGAAGGAAGCAGAGTATCCACAAATTTCTGTTGGTCTTAATCATAGAGGAAGTCTGAAAGAAACTCTTAACTTTTTAAAAAAGGAAGGAATGTTTGTGTAGATACAAAACTGTATCATCAAACACACTTGACAGATATATAGTAATAGGTTATAATTTACCTGTCGTTCATCTCAAAAAGAGACGCAAGTAAGTCGCGGAACGGAGCGTTCATCTCATGGTTGATTTCTTACTCTATTCAAGTTTATTATGTGAAGATGCTGATGCAATTATGCTCAGGATTCAGCAGAATCAAGATTTGAATGGAGTGATTAAACTGGAACTAGTTGATACAATTAGGGAGGCAACTCCTCATTGTCCATGGGACGCAAACGACTAAAGGAACGGGTCTAAAAATCCAACTACTTTAGGAGTACAATCATGAACACACTCAATCTCATTCGCAAGCAGATCAATAAGGCTGCTGCTCTGCATGATGCTCAAATTACTCACACTTCTTATCGTGGTGTTGAGTATGATACACGTTGTGTAGAGTCCAAAGAGACCCATGGTACATTCTGCTATCGTGGAAAATCCTATGTCAAGTGATTGACTTACACACACATAATTGTTAGAATGGGAGGGTGACCTCCCATTTTTTTATGGAAAAGGATAAACTTAAAAAAATTATTTCTAAATTGAAACTTATTATTGATGAGTTGGAGTCAGAAGTTTATTCTGATCCACAGGCATATAAGTATGACAC